GCCGCAGGACGGGGACGATCTGCCGGCGAAAAAGATCCGGGGCAGCAAGCGGCGCGGGGCGATCCGGCTGGTCGAGCCGGAGCGTTTCGACCGGCTGGTGATAGGCGAGGGGATCGAGACTGTGCTCTCTGTCGCCTGTGCCGAGATCGGCACGGCGGATTTCGACCGAACGGCCTATTGGGCGTCGATCGATCTCCAGCACCTGGGCGGCAAGGCGGTCGAAACGATCGCGCATCCGGACCTCAAGACCACCACCGGGCGTCCGCAACGGGTGCCGGGTCCGCTGCCGGATATGGACGATCCGAAGGCGTTTCCGATCCCGGACCATGTGGTGGACGTGCTGCAACTGGGCGACGGGGATTCCGACCGGTTTACCGCCGAACAGGTGCACGCGCGGTCCGCCCGCCGATGGGCGCGGCCAGGGCGCCGGATCCGCACCGCATGGGCGCCGGAGAGCGGCGATTTCAACGACGTGTGGCGGGGCGTGGCATGAGCGACAGCGACGGCGAAACGCCTGCCGGCGGAGAGCAGGACGGATCCGGTGACGGCCGCAAGGCGCGCGTGCTGCAGCTGATCGAAACGGCGAAGGAACCGGAACTCGCAGACGACACGCTCGACGACGAGGAGGCCGGCGCCCCTGGCATGGTGCCGCAGGACTGGGGCTTTTCCGTCGAGCGGATCAACAAGGAATGGGCGCTGGTGCTGATCGGTTCAAAGGCGGTGATGGTGCGCGAAAAGCCGGATGCGCCGATCGAGGATCGCTTGCGGATCGTCCAGGTTGAGGCGTTCCGGCTGATGTATTCCAACAAGCCGACACAGGTGCTCGGCGCCGACGGCAAGATCAAGACCGTGACCTGGCCGAAGCGATGGGAAGGCAGCCGCGACCGGCGGCAATATGACGGGATCGAGTTTTTCCCGAACCCGGACGGTGCCAAGGGCACGAAAGGCTATCTCAACCTGTGGCGCGGCTTCTCGGTCAAGCCCAAGGCGGGCAAGGGGAGCTACACCGTCTTCCGCGATCACGTGCTGACCAACATTTGCGGCGGCGACGAAGAGGTGTTCCGCTGGGTGTTCGGCTGGTTCGCGCAGATCATGCAGCGGCCGCGCGAGCGGGTCGGAACGGCTGTCGTCGTGCGCGGGCTGATGGGCACCGGCAAGTCGGTGCTCGGCGAGGTCATGGGATCGCTGATCGCGGCGCATTACTTCCAGGTCGACGATCCGCGCTACATCACCGGGCAGTTCAACGCGCATATGTCCGCATGCCTGCTGTTGCAGGCGGAAGAGGCGGTCTGGGCCGGCGACAAGGTTGCCGAAGGCCGGCTCAAGGGGCTGATCACCTCGACGACGCAGATGATCGAGTCCAAGGGCGTCGACCCGTTCCGGCTCGACAATCATGTGCGCGTGTTGATGACCTCGAACGAGGATTGGGTGGTGCCGGCCGGCAAGGACGAGCGGCGCTATTGCGTGCTCGATGTCGCCCCGAACGCCAAGGAAAACCACGGCTATTTCGAGGAGATGTTCGCCGAGCTCGACAATGGCGGACGGGAGGCGCTATTGGCCGATCTGCTCGCCTTCGACCTTTCGACGGTCAACCTGCGCAAGATCCCGCGCACGGGCGCGCTGCTGGAGCAGAAGCTGCGCTCGCTCGATAGCGTCGACAGCTTTATCTACGAGCGGCTCTACGAGGGCTGCCTGTTGCGATCCGACGACGCGTGGCAGCCGGGCGGCTTTGTCGTGCGTCAGTTGCTCTACGAGGAATATCTGACGGTTGCCGACAAGGTGGGCGTCAAGCGCCGGGCGGAGATGAACCAGTTCGGCCGTGCCCTCAAGAAGCTGATTCCGAGCATTCAGGAAACCCGGCCGCGCGACGTCATGGGCCGCAAGCGCGCCTACGTCTTCCCGGATCTGGCGGAGGCGCGCGCACTCTTCGAGACGGCCGTGGGCCAGAGCGTGGACTGGCCGGACGATGGCTTTGGCCCCGGAGACCGGGCTGGAGAGGGGGCAGGATGGGTGGGGTAGACGCGCCTCCCGGCGTCTGCGGTCCACGATCCGCCTGGACCGGCGGACGGCGCATGGACCGCGAAACGTCAATGAAATCAAGGGCTGGTCCACGTGGTCCATGTGGTCCATGCAAATTCGAGCCCCGCGCGTGCGTGCGCGACGGGGCGATATACCCCTTCCGGCCTGTTCTCTCCGGCAGTGAAAATGCATGGACCGGCTGGACCGTGGCTTCAAGTAACTGAAAAACAAGCGGGAATGCGGTCCATGCTTTGTTTTTTCTGACTGGACCAACATGGACCACCTGGACCACACCTTGAAGGCGGCGAAGATGCGCAAGACGATCGATATCGAGAAGCTGGTGAGCTGGGCGTATCGGGATGAACTGCCCAAGGCGGTCGGCGGTGGCGGGATTGCGCCCGTCGTGGCCGGTGGCTGGGATGCGATTGCCCGATACTCCGAACTGCTGACGATGATCGACCGCACGAATGCCTATGGCGTGGTGCCGACGTTTGCTTTGGACGATAGCGGACCGCATGTCGATGCGTTGGCGGTTCATCGGGCGGTGGTCGCGCTCGACGGGTTTGACCTCGACCTGCCGAACGACTGGTCGCCGATGGACGAGCTTGGTGCGTTCGGCGATCTCGGCGCCCAGGCGGTGGCGGTGGCGCTCGACCGACTGACACGGGTCACCGGCGACGGGCGGCGGGTGTTGCGCAAGGGGGCGGGCGCGCTGGTGCGGCACCATGCGATCATGGGCGGCTGTCCGGACTGGCAATGCGATGCGCCCGAGATGCGCGAGATCCGTGGTCCGAACGGCGGGCCGCTGTGGTTCCGCCGCAAGGTGGAGCGGTATGACGATGCGTTCGGCAATTCGGTCGAGCACAGCTATGAGGATGCCGACGGTTGGGACAAGTACAAGAAGCGGGCGAAGCGGGGCGCCTATCGCAAGTTTTGCCTGGCGCCCGACCCTGTTCCGGCACTGGTGGCGCGGGCCGATTATGAGGTCTGGCATGCGGCGCTTGCCATGCTGGTCGAGGATCTCGCAGGTGCTTTGAAGGCGCATGAGGTCCGAGACACGATCCGCCCCGCGCGTCCATGGGAGGCTGGCACACGGGCCGCTCCGCGCGTTCTGAGGGCGGTCTCGCACGATAGGTGTTGACGACAACCTTTCGTTTGACATACAACACGCATGGACAAGAGTGACAGAACCCCGGCGCCGCCAGCGACCGGGGTTTTTTCGTGCTTATCGCGGATGAAAGAAACTGGAGATCGGAACGTGCAGTACGGTCGGCGACGACGCTTTCGGCGCGAACGCGTTGTTGTTCCGTATCGTAGGCCAAGGCGCCATGTGTTCATGCTTCTGTTTTTCACCACAGGTGTCGCGATCCTGGGTTTCCTTCTGGGCCTTGCCTATTGGTCGGAGATCCCGATCGGAGAGCGGCTGGTAAACTTGCGTTCCGTTGCTCTCAGTTGGTTGCCCGAGCGTGAGATTATTCAGGGTCGGGTCACTCATGTGCGCGATGGCGACACGATCGAAATAGGCAGCGTTGCCATTCGGATTGCCGACCTGGACTGTGCTGAACGCTTCACAAAAAAGGGGCAGGTCGCGACGCATGTTATGCGTCAGCTGGTCTCGGAAAAGGTTCTGAGTTGCGAACTGGAAGGTCGCAAGTCGTATGACCGGGAGGTTGGGACCTGTTATCTGCCAGATGGTCGGGATGTCGCCGAAGTTTTGATCGAACGAGATGTGTGCGACCGCTGGTGGTAGGGCGCGGCATCACAGGATGACCTTCGAACAGGTTTAGGGACCGTACTCGGGCCAAAACCAATACGGGCGGACTTAGCGTTTGGGTCCGCCAGTCTGACGGCCAAATCAAAGCCGCAACAAACGCAACAGACAGGGCGCAACACCGGGCGCCAAACTCAACACATCCGCAACACCGAGGCGATTGACGATGGCAACGCAGACCGTGCCAGCAGACGACCGTGCTGTGTCGGCTGCGGAGTTCGCGCGTCTGCGCGGGGTGCATCGCAGTCAGGTCACGCGGTATGTGAAGGACGGCAAGATCAGCGGGGAGGCGCTGGTGCCGTCGGATCGCGGCGTGAAGATCCGGGTCGAGATTGCCATGGCGCAGCTGCGCGAGCGGCTCGACATCGGACAGCAAATCGGAAACGGAATTGACGCGCGAACCTCGATTGTCCCGGGCGCGATGTGTGAGCGGTCGGCATTGAGATCTGGGGGCTCGCTGTTTGCTGAAACGGACGAGCAGGCCGGATCGGCTGAAGCGGGCGATCGCGACATGTCGGTCGAGGCGCAGATCAAGCGCGAGCGGCTGCGCAGTGCGCAGTTCGCGAACCGCAAGGCGGCCGAAGAGGAGGAGGCGCGCAAGGGGCGTCTCATAGAAACCGAGGCGGCGCAGGCAAGGATGGCAGGGCTCGTCTCCCAGACGCTTCAGGCGTTCGAGGGCGGTCTGGCGGATATGGCGACATCGATCGGCGAACGGTTCGAGATCCCGCAGCGCGATGTGCTGCACCTCCTGAAGGGCGAGTTCCGCAAGGTGTGCGCGGCGGCGGCCGAACGTGCATGCAAGAAACTCACGGAAACCCCGGCCACGGTCGAGACCATCGTGCAGGTCGAGGGTGAGGACCCGTCATGACGCACATGATCGTTGAGACGGCGAATGCCGAATACGTGGCGTTGGAAGCGTTCATCGAGGTGATGACGCCGCCGCCGCCGGTGGATTATCTGGGCTGGGCGGGAGAGAACATCGTCTTCTCGGCACGCGAAAGCGCGTTCCCGGGCCCCTACAATCGGGAGCTGTTTCCCTATTTCGACGAGATTCTGTCGGCGCTGTCGCCGGACGATCCGTGCCGGACCGTGACGCTTCAGGGAAGCGCGCAGATCGGCAAGACGGTGGTTGCAAATATCTTCACGCTGGGATCGATCGCGATGGATCCGGGTGACTTCCTGGTGGTGCATCCGACCGAGCCGAACGCGAAACGCTGGTCGAAGATGAAGCTTTCGCCGATGCTGAAGAACACGGCGAGCCTGCGGCATCTGTTCCCGATGTCGAGTCGGGACGGGTTGGATTCGGTTCTCTACAAGGAGCGGCGCGACGGGCGCGGCGCGATCCAGATATCCGGCGCCAACTCGCCGGCCTCGCTTTCGCAAGTCAGTATGCGACGCCAGTTTCAGGACGATCTCTCGAAATGGGAGATGAATGCGGCCGGCGATCCGGAGGGGCAGGCGGACAGCCGGTCGAACGGCTTCGAATTCGCAAAGATCCTGAAACTGTCGACGCCGCTGATCATGCCGGGGTGCCGGATCACGCGCAGCTATGAGGCGGGGAGCCAGGAAAAACCGTATGTGCCTTGTCCACATTGCGGGCACATGCAGGTGCTCACCTGGGCGAACATGCTGGAGAACCTGGACGAGGACGCGCCGGAGAATGCGCACTTCGTGTGCGAGGATCCGGATTGCGGCGGGGTGATCGACGAGCACCACCGAAAGGGCATGCTCGCGCGACTCGAGTGGCGTGCCGACAACCCGAAGGCCAGACGACATCACCGCTCGTTCTGGATCTGGGCTGCTTACTCGGTCCTGACCACCTGGGAGCGGATCGCGCGAGCCTGGCTGGCCGCGAAGGGAGAGCCTGCGGCGGAGCAGGTGTTTTTCAACGACCAGGCGGGCGAGGCGTATGTCACGGAGGGTGATGCGCCTGACTGGGAAGGGTTGCGCGACCGGGCTGAAGCCGCGGGCTATTCGCCAGGTGTGATTCCGCCCGGCGCGCTGATCACGACGATCGGTGTCGATTGTCAGGACGACCGCGTGGAGTGGCACCTGGTCGGATGGGGCCGGAACAAGCAGCGGTTTGTGATTCAGTACGGGGTGATCCCCGGTCACATTCGCGAGGATGTGACGCGGACGAAGCTCGATGCGCTCCTGAAACAGAACTGGCTCAACGGCTTCGGGCAGCGGTTGCCGGTGGACATGGTGGCGATCGACGGCAACGCCTATACGGCGGAAGTGTGGGAATGGGTACGCCGGCATCCGGCGAGCCGGGTGATCATGGTCCGCGGCGCACGTTCGGAAACGTCTCCGTTGCTGCAGCGGGTGGCAATGGAGACGAAAGAGAAGACTGGCAAGCGGAAGCGCCGTTCGCGCAGGTTCTACAATTTTAATGGCGCGGTTTTCAAAATGGCGCTCTACGCGAACCTGAGGAAGGAAGATCCGTTGGAGGCTGGCTATGTGGCGCTGCCGCGTGGTCTGGAAGACGAGTACTTCCGACAGCTGACGGCGGAGCGCCGCGTCGAGAAGATCCAGAAGAGCGGTTTCAAGGTTTACCTCTGGGAGAAAGACAAGGGGCAGGCCAACGAGGCGCTGGACACGATGAACCAGGCGGAGGCGGCGGCAATTCGCTTCGGTGTTCGCTCGATGACCGATTCCGAATGGGACGCGATCGAGGCGGAACGAGAAGTCGCGTTGCCCGAACAACAGCTCGACCTTGAGGATTTGCCCCTTGTGCCGGCTGCCGCGGACGAATCTGCCTCGCAGTCCGATGTGCAGACAGCCGGGGTTCAGGCGCCGGCAAACACCGGGCGCGGCCGTTCGATCGGCTCGCTGGCGCGCAACCTGAACGGATAGATCATGACAACCAGCGTTCCTTCGATCCCGCGTCCGGTGGATGCGGGAGGCGCGGCCGTGCATCCGCGTGCCGGCTATCTGCGGCCCGACCGTACGGGGTTCATTTCCGGGTGGACCCAGCCGGTGCTGCGGGAAAGCCGGCATGACGTGCGCGCGGCCTGGCGGCCGGTGGCGGCCCGTGCGGTTGAGACGATCCAGAACTCGGGCTGGATGGCCGGTGCGGTCGACCAGGCCATCGCCGATACGCTGGGTACGGGGCTCAAGCTCAATGCGGTGCCGGATGCGGATGCGCTGGGGCTGTCGGAGGAGGAAGCGCGGGGGTTGGCGCGACGGATCGAACGGCGCTGGCGGCGCTGGTCGCGCCGGCCTCTGGAGTGCGATGCGCGGGGCAAGATGACGGTCGATATGATGGCCGACGCGATGCTCAGGTCGCACTACGCCTTCGGCGAGGGGGCGGCGCGGATTTTGAGGCGCAAGCGTGCCTTTGCGCAATCGGCGACGAAGGTGCAGCTGTTCTCGCCCCTGCGCATCCAGCATGAAACGGCGGAAGACAGGGGGCTTTATCAGGGCGTGTTTGTCGACGGTGACGGTCTTGCAACCGGCTACCGGGTCAAGGCGCGGGTCGGTGGGCAGGAACGGACCGTGGATCTTCCGGCGCGCGACCGGGACGGGTCGCCGCAGCTGGTGCATGTCTTCGACGGGGCGGCGGACCAAACGCGCGGGATCTCGCCGTTCGCGCCTATCCTGAAGGTGTTCCGCCAGGCGGACCAGCTTGCCGATGCCACCCTGGTGACGATGCTGCTGCAGACGATTTTCGCGGCGACGGTGAAGTCGGATTCGCTGTCGGAAGAGGCCTTCGACGGGCTCAAGGTCGACGAGAAAAGCGGCGAGGTCTCAGGCGAACTCGGCGAGTATCTGAAGGCGAAGAACCTGTGGTGGGAGGGGAGCAAGCTTGACCTCGGCAGCTTCGGGCGGGTCAACCACCTGTTCGTTGGCGAGGAGCTGCAGTTCCATTCTACCAATCACCCGCACAACAACTATCTGCCGTTCCTGCGCAACCTGTTGCGCGAGATCGCGCGAGCGATCGGCGTGTCCTACGAGGCGCTGTCCTTCGACTACGAGAAGGCGACCTATTCGAGCGTGCGCATGGGGATCGCCTCGCTCTGGCCGCTGGTGACCCGCCGGCGCCTGCACCTCTCGGCGCCTTTCTACCAGGCAATCTACGAGGCCTGGCTCGAGGAAGAGATCTTCCACGGATGGCTCGCACTTCCGGGCGGATACCGGGCGTTCCTGAAGCACCGGGCGGCCATCTGTCAGGCGGAGTGGAACGGTCCCGCGAAGCCGACGGCGGACGATCTGAAGAGCGCGAAATCCATGGGCGAGCGCCTGGAGCGGGGCACGACTTCGCTTGCGCATGAGTGCGCCGAAATCGGCCTCGACTGGGAGGATGTTGCGGAACAGCGCGCGCGAGAGAGCGAACGCTACCTGCAGCTCGGCCAGGCCGACCCGCATTCGGCGAAGGGGTCGCCCCTGGTGGGGCACAACGGCGGGCCGGTACTGGACGAAGACGACGACGACCAGAAGGAAGAGGCGTGATGGCGAGCGTGTTTGACGGCATTGACATGTCGAATCCGTGCGAGGTGCTGCCGGTCCTTCGCTCCGCGCTTTTCCGGGTGGCGGCGGGCGAAAGCGAGGTGCGCGTCAAATACGAGGAGTTCGACACGACCGTCCAAGCGGTCGCACTGCCCGAGCTTCGCCGGCTGGTGAACGACCTGGAGCAGCGCTGCGCGCGTGTTTCGGGGAAGCGTCGCCGGTTCGCGATGCGTGCGGGCTACTGAGACAAGGAGGCGACATGCCACAGGATTTGGAGCTTCCCTATCTTCGCGCCGCCTCGCAGGTGTTTGATCGCCCGTTGCTGATTTGCGAGACCAACGCGCTGATGATCGGTCAGTATCTGGCTGGCCGGATGATGCGGGAGGAACCTGCCGCGCCGCGGGCAAGCCGGTTCATCGGCGAGGAGCAGTTCGACCGGGACGGCGACCAGATCCGTTGGAAGGGCTATGCGAAGACCGGTTCGGTGGCGCGCATCAGCATGATCGGCGAACTCGTGAACCGCGGTGCGTGGATGGGGGCGTC